CCGCCACACATACATCGCCATCTACGCATCACGTCGCACATGCACACGCACATATACACAGCACATGTAGCGCCAGCCGGCGGAGCCGGCGTCTACCTGATGCTCGCGTATGTGAGAGTTATACAATGTATATGCGACGACGCCATTTATGAATATCTCACATGCATGCGTTTGGTCAATGGGCATTTGTGCTATATATGATATAGTATACATATATGACGACTTGCATGTGATTGTACATGTGCTATAATGAATGTATATGATGGAGGAGGGATGCTCGTATGAGTTGAACTCATGTCGTCATATAGTATATACAGTGTATAACACAAGGAGTGTAATATGAACGTTCAACTCACAAAGCACGAACAACAAGCAATGCAAGCTGCTTCCATGTTCACAGATAGCAGTGACATGTATAAACGCTTTCCTTCTCTATTCGCCACTGAAGCACATCCACGTATGAGTGCGAAGTATGCATTCACCAACACCTACGACATCTTGTTACATATGCACAATAAAGGCTTTCGCGTGGTGAGCGTGATGGGTGGTGATCATCGCTTCAAGAAAGTCATGATACGCATGCGCTCAATATACTACGACACACGCGATGGCTCATCACCTGAAGTCATCGTACTCGACAGCCACGATGGCACCACGCGATTGAAGATGTGCATGGGTGTCATTCGCTTCGCATGCATGAACGGCGTCATCGCAGGCGACCTGTTCTACTCACGCGCATTCACACACCGCGCACCTGACTTGATGCAACAGGTGATGTTAGAACTCGAGGACATCCACATCCACACGACGAAGCTTATACAGCGTATAACTGCCATGCGTAATCGCTCTACTAACATAGGTGAGCGCATCGCATTAGCAGACGCAGTTGTCAAGGCTCGTTGGGGTGAGGACAAAGACGCATCGTTCGTAGCTGACATGCGTCAACGCCTACTCCATGTGCGCCGTGATGAGGATACAGAGAACGACGTATACACTGTGATGAACGTCATACAGGAGAACGCCCTTCGTGGTGGTATGTCATACATCACTGCTAACAATCGCATCGCCAACGTGCGTCCTATCTCAGACGTGCGTCGTAACTTGAACATCAACCAATCTCTGTGGACCTGTGCAGAGCAACTCCTTGAGGCAGCGTAACATGAGCAACGACCAACGCGATGTGATGTATAGCACACATCCACCTGCTACTCTCTCGCCTATAGCTATCACAACATGTGCTATGCTAGGCCTCATCACTGTGTGGCCTCTAGGCTTTCTCATATACGCCATCATAACGACATGGCTATGACACGCAGGCGACCGCCATCAGCAACGTACAAATGGACCAGCCTCGCACCATACGGCTTAAGCTTTAGCAAGGAGAACAACACAATGAAACGCACACCACTCACTATCACGCTCGACATGCTGAAAGAAATCTTCCGTGACTACTGCGTTGTAGCAAGTGGTGAGGTCGTCCCTGAAGTAGACAACATCTACGTCACAATCGGTGACGATGATGAAGGTGGCATACCAACCAACTTCACCACACTCACCATCGAGTTCGCTGATGATGATGAATAATGTCTGGCTCCAGCCAGGCACACGCGCACACATGCTAGTCTATCGTCCACTCACAAACACATGGCAAGTGTGGTTCGCTACCAACAACCGCTCTAACGATAGTGACACATGGCTAGGTACATACATGGAAGTCTATCCATGTGGACGTTGCGAACAACACTATCGTAGTGAAACAGATATACGCTGTATAACAGTCAGAGAAGGAGACAATGATGAACTTAGTAAGTGAACTCTCCGCGTGGGAGACAGAACTCGCTAACCTACGCACAGAGGTGAAGATACTTCGCGAAGCTAAAGTCCTCACAGACTTTGAGTTAGATCAACTACGCAGACGCAACGCTATACTAGAAGAGAAAGTCGAATACCACCTCACTCGTCACGTGCGATTGAAGACACAGTTAGATAGAACAGGAGCAGACTTAGTACAAGCTATCCAAGCCTACACACAAGACGACGAACGCGACAACATCACACACGACACAGTAGCACAACTCACCAACAACCCCTAAGGAACACCAACTACAATGTCTATCACAAAGTCCGTATGCTTCTACAACGACGGCGAGTTTGATCGTCGCAGCTTCACGTTGTTGGGCCTAAGTGCTAAGTCTAGTGACAACTCCATCGGTTTCTTCGGCACAGGCTTCAAGTACGCCATAGCCACACTCCTCCGCCACGGCATGAGCGTGTGTATAGCTACACGTTCTACAGTGTATAACTTCACAACAGCAAAGGCAACGTTCCGTGACAAAGACTACACCGCCATCTATTGTAACTATGATGACGAAGTGGTTGAACTCCCATTCACCACACACCTCGGAGCCAACTGGAAACTATGGCAAGCATATCGAGAGCTTTACACCAATGCCAAGGATGAAGGAGGCGGAGTTTGCCTTGCTAACCCTGATGGTAGTGACTGTGCTTACGACGTGTGTGTTCTTGTTGGTGGGGATAACATTGCTGAGCTTGTTGTAATCTACAACAATCACAACAAGTACTTCCTCAATGACAACACACCTGTCATCTGCGAAGGCGACCGCATGCGTATCGTCGCCAAGAAACATGACGGCGACAACGTTGTCTACTATCGCACCATGTACACAGGTACCAAGTTAGACAAACCATCGCACTTCACATACGACTACACTGCTAAGCAGGAGTTGACAGAAGATCGCACACTCGCACACCCGTGGATGTTACGTGAACACATTGGCGATGTGTGGACTGCCAACATGTCATACGACATGCTGATCGAACACCTACCACGTATATCAAAGATGGATGTCTATGAATACAACCTCGACACATCCTATCACCTTGTTGGGCCTAGCAAGGACTTCTTACGCGCATGTGCCTATCTCATCGAGCATCATCAATCGATGCCAATGTGGGCACGTGATCTATACACCAAACAACTACCATTCGACAAACAGATCACAGTCTACCAACCAACGCGCCATCAACTGGCGTTAGTCAAACGCGCCATCGCTGTGCTGCATCATCACCGATGTATGATCGACCCTACACTCGTTGTCTTGTGTGTATCACTGCCAGACGACACACTCGGCTACTACCGCGAAGGCATCATCTACATCTCCGAAGCTGTGTTCGACTTAGGCTTCGAAAAGCTGCTAGGCACCATGTATGAAGAGTACATCCACCATCACGAACACGTGTCAGACAACTCACGCCACATGCAGAACCTACTCATCGACAAATGCGCTGCGTTGATGCTTGAGATATATGAGATCGACACGGCTGATTGACGTTATACAGTGTATAGGCCCCGGCACACACATGCCGGGGTCATGCATGCGACCGCCACTCTGAGGTACACGTGATGAAGCGCAAACAACTCAACGAACTCACAGAAATGATCGACCGTCTACGCATGATGGCAGGCCTTAGTCCTAACATGCTGCCTGAAGATGCACACACACTGCTCGAAGCCGCAGACCTATTCGAACGCATCCGTGATGAGTTCACACGAAAGCCAACAGATGATAGACAATGATCTCATCTACACCATCCAATGGTATGCATACTACTACAAGACCGAAGTCACATTGCTGTTGCTTGTGTACATGCTACCAATCATCGTCACCATTGTGGGAGTGAAGAGGTGGATAAGAAACCGATACCTGCACATGTCGTAGAGCAACGTGCTAAGCAGAAACTACAACGCACCAAACCTCTGCGCGGCCGTCGTACACGTGGTGAAGACTACGACGTATTCCGTCGCATCAACATGCACGATGGCAGTAAGGAACTATGTTGGGAATGGCTTGGCGCACATGGCAAAGGCACACGTGAAGAGTACCGCCCGCGTGTCGTGCTAGGTCGCACACACTACTACGTCTACCGTGTCGTCTTCGAACTTTATACAGGGTATAAGCTCCAAAAGGGCGACGTGATACGCCACTCATGCGACCACTCATGGTGCTGCAACCCTCACCACATAACCGTCGGTCGCCAAGCTGACAACGTACGTGACATGCTTGAACGTGAACGCGTAGGCATGAAGCACTTCCATGTCAAACGCATCATGCAGATGCTTGAGCTTGGTTGCACCGCTGAGTTCGTAGCAGAGAAGATGCGCGAAGGTTACAACATGTCACTCGACGTTAGTGTGATACGCAAGATCCGACTACGTAAGGTGTACAAACACATCGCGTGGCCTTGGGGTGATGAGTACGCTGCACAACGACGCACACGTCTCAACGACCTCAAAAACAGCCGACTTGCAGGTGATCCTGCATGTGCTATAATACATAATCACACAAGCAAAGGAGACACGTGATGTCTACTACCAAGGCTAAGATCAACAAGAACGGCGTGACCGAACTCCCACTCGAAGCACGCGCTATACACTGTATAACCGACTTCCCCGCTCCTGCCACTGTGCAAGACACAGTTGACCAACACGCTGCAGAGTTCTTAACCGCTTCGTTGTTACGTACACAGGCAGAGAAACGCTACGAAGCCATCAAGCGTCTCGTCATTGATGAACATCCCACACACGTTGCGATGGTGCGCAACTCCGCAGTGGAGATGATGCAGAAGTCAACCACCAACCTCGTCGGTGTTGATTGGCAGCTTGACTTCGCAGCTAACAAGCCCGCCGTGCGTACGGACATCGATGAGTTGCGCACAGAGTTAGTCAGACAAGGTGTAAAGGTGGACATCATCGACGCAGCTATCAACAAGGTCAGTAAGAAGTCAATGCCCGCACTCGTGATCAGTGCCAAACCAGTGGTGTAACATATGACAGTCGACGACGATAACAAAGTCGTCAAGCTGCGCCAGCCTGCTGTAACAAGCAGTGCTGGCGTTTCTGTTGATGACGCTATCAATCCTCGCTCGTTGTTGACGATGACAGACATCGAGCAAGACATGTTCTTACAACATCTACGCGAACGTCGCTTGCGTGTTGTAGAACTCATGCGCCAAGCTGCACGTGCTAAACAACAAATCACCTCCGCCGCTGCGCTGATGAAGTTCGAAAAGAAACAAGATCAAGTGGAGAAACAACTAGAACGCACACACAAGGCGCTCGAAAAGCTTGAAGAACTCGTATACGATATGCGTGCGCTCGCTCTACAATACACAGACATCGACATCGCTAATGTGAAAGAGGAGAAGACCAATGGTTAACTACGTACAACGCGCCCGCGACGTTCGTGCATTGATCAAAGAACACGGCACTGAACGTGGTATGATTAAAGCTGTCGAACGTCTCGCAGAGGACAACGAGATGTTACGTCAGGAGATGCAACAGATCGTACGCACAGTCGACAAGATGGCCGACATTGTAGCGAACATCGCAGCCGTAGGTGCTCGCCTGAAAGACGATTGGGCCGCCGTACGTAAAGCAATGCACCCTGACAACGAAGCTTCGGAGGACATTCACTGATGTCAAACATCCCCCTCGCACGTGATATGTTGAGAGCCGTTATACAGTGTATAGACGACCCAGCTATCAAGCGTCAACTACACAAGGTGTTGTCTCTCATGACACGTGAGAAGTACGTTCGCCATGCTCGCCTTGTGTCACAGGAGATAACAGACGCGATGAAGCGTAAAGTACACAAACTCAGTGAGAACCTCAACCTGACAGAGACAGACATAGCTCGTCGTTGTGGCTTACGCAATGCTGGTCGTGTGTCAGAGATACTCAACGGTAAGAGGTGATGTTGTGATCATACGTCCTACCACTGATACCACTATCCCGTGGGTAGACTACTCCACCCTGACCGCTGTCAACACATGTCCACGTTGGGGGATCATCAACTCGTGGCATGGTAAGCGTTTGTCAGCAGGCGTCGAACGTGTGCTTGCGTTGGAGGCAGGTAGAGCGATGCATGACGTATTCGCAGCGTGTCGCTTCTTCGACCTTATACAGTGTATAAACCCATCCCAGTTCGACGCTGTTAACGCCTATGCAACGAGGGTCTTCTCTAATGCACTACATCATGATCGCTGGGCGCAGGCGCTCCACTACTATCACAGTAGCGAAGACGCCGAAACTCGTTGCATGCAGATGGCTCTTAATCTCCTCGAAACATCAGGTTATCACGACGACCCCCGTGATGCACGTAGAACGCAGGCTAACCTTGAGAGTGCAGCTATCAACTATGTCCAACGCTATCCACTTGGTCGCTTCATACCAATCTGTAACGATGATGCCACACGCATCGGCATAGAGATGCCATTCGACATCACACTACACAACAACAACCACGCACCACTCATTCGCTTCATCGGCCGTGTTGATGCTGTGTGTGTAGACACACTACGTCCTAGCGACAAAACACCTGAAGTACATGAGAACAAAACAGGCTCGCGCATTGACACCGTGTGGAGTAACAGCTTCGACACATCCAACCAAGTCACCGGCTACTGTGTCGCTATGTCATGCTTACTCGACATGCCTATACGCAACGTCGTCATGTGGGGTCTACAACTCCCTGTGCCTAAGTCCTCGACGTATAGCGACGGCATGATGCGCTACCCTACCTCGCGTAACGACGAAAGCTTCCACGAGTGGCAGTCATGGGTCCGCCATTCGCTCGATGTTATCCATGCATACGAAGACGCACCTACAGACGCACCTATGTACACACATAGCTGCAATCGCTACTTCCGCTCATGCTCGTTCATCCCTCTGTGTAGCGAAACATCCGAACAACGTCGTCACATATACGACAACGAAATGACAACCGAACGCTGGTCGCCTCTAATGGAGACACTTGATCCATGAGTAAATATCAAGACGAAGTTGCTAAGCTCAATCGCACCACAGATCATGAGATCGACGCCGCCGACGTCAGCGAACTCGGGCGACTTCGTGCCGACAACCTCCGACTTGTTGAGATCATTGCGCGATACGAAACGCACTACCAAGCCGCAATGGCGATGTCGGAGAAACATCGCAAGCTCTGGGTTGAAGCCTGTCAAGAACGCGAGCGCATCCGTGCAGCACTACAATCCCTCATAAAGACCGGGCCGAGGCCGTGGATGGACGGCGGTGTAACTTGGCCGGAATGGGATGCCGCAATGCAGGCCGCAGAGGACGCCATCAAGGCGACTGACGAATGACTGACATCGTAGAGCGGCTGCGCGGGTATGAAAATCCCGAACTGCGCGAGGCCGCCGACGAGATCGAGCGGCTGGAAAAGGTGATTGCTCTCATGATCCCTGAACGCAATCGAGATATTAACGAGATCGAGCGGCTGCGGGAGGAGGTTCGCGTCGGTGCTGAGTTGATAGCAGAGGCGAATGGTGAGATCGAGCGGATCAACGCTGCTCGACATGCCGATAGTCAGCGCATGGTGCGGATGTCGGACGAGTACGAGGCGGCGCAGAACGAGATCGCGCGACTGCGTGAAGCGTTGAAGATCATCGCCGGGCGGCAGCAGTGTCTCGACAATCTGATGAGCAATGTAGATGTGGCCTGTGCAGCATTGGATGGAGGTAAACCATGATTGACGATGAGTTGCAGGTGATTACACATGTGCTATACTATGTATAACATCAGGAAGGGGAGATGATGGAATTAAAGATAGAACATCCAACAGACGCACCTAGCCGCTTATCTATGATCCTGTGGGGTGATAGTGGTAGCGGCAAAACCACGTTGGCAGCTACAGCACCCGGCCGCAAACTATTCCTCATGCTTGACCCTGATGGTGACATGAGTATTCGCAACATGCCCAATTGGCATCGTGTTAATCTGAGTAAAGAAAGTAGTGTGGACATCGTTAAGGAGGGAATGAAGCCTGACCCTTATACACTGTATAGCATGCTCGCTGACTTCGACACCTTGATCATCGATAGCCTGACCAAGTTCAGTGAACATGCTCTTCAATACGCAGTACGCGTTGCTCCCAAGAGTACAATCGAGCAACCCGGCCTCAATGGGTATGGTCTTCGTAACATTGCGGTATCTTCGCTCATCTCCAACACCTTGCGTGTCACAGGTGCCTTGAACAAACACGTGATCTTCATTACGCATGAGAAGGATGCTGATCGAAACAACGATGGTGCCATCCTCAGTGTCGGGATGTTGCTTGGCGGGCAGCTTCCTAACATCGCTAGCAAGGACATCTCTGAAGTATGGAACATTCGTGATGTCAATGGGGTCAGACATATCGCCATCCGTCCTGAACGTTTCCGTGCGCCGATGAAATCACGCATGTTCGACATGACTGCCGCAACATCGTTCCCTCTACGCTACAACGCAAACACCAATGCTGGTCCTGCCATATCCACGTGGTGGCAGGACTACATCGCTGGCAACTTCGCAAAGTTACCAGTGCCTAAGTAGCCACTATACATAGTGCCTACTCCTACGCACACAGACTAGACCTAGTGGCTTGCTACCTGTGTGTGCATGTATACAGTGTATAAGCCC